GTTGTCCGAAAGGACGGACGGCGCTATGTCGTATGGCATGGTTGAGAACCTACCACGGGCATGCGCTTGTGCTCCACAGCGTCCGTTCATTCGCCCGCTCCCTGGTAGCGCCCGCGTTTTTGCTCGCCACGGACGTCCGTAGAGCGTCCTAGAGGCATCCTGTGAATCGTTGACGCGACACAACATATTGTGTCGAGCGTCACGCCATGACGATCGCCCAACGCCGCACATGAATGATATCAATGGCTTAGCGAGCGATTTCCCATAATGGCCCTTACGCGCATGTCGTCATGGCGTAGAGCGAACGCTCGTTCGTTGTGTGTTGGAATGGCTGATGGGACGGTGCGCGCTGCGGGTGGGGCGGCACCCCATCACCCGCCCCAAAAGAATCCGCGCACGAGTCGCGACATTACGCCGCAGTCATTACTCCCGCTGACGATCGTTCGTCCGCTCGTACGATTCCGCTTGCGTTGTAGCCACGTATGGGCTACACAGTAGCGATTTTCACGGAGAGTGTAGGTCGTGCGTGGGACAGATGAGGCCACAGACATTGAAAATACGGGTGACGGACCTGGAGCGGCGGGCGTTCCAGGCGGAGGCGGACCTGACGGGTCTGAGCTTATCGGCGTGGGTGAGGATGGTTCTGCGGACGAAAGCTCTGGGCGGCACGTCTACATCATCGGCTCCCGCCGAGAGGGTCCGTTAAAGATAGGCATATCAACCAATGACACGATTGTGCGCTCACGCCTGTAAACGTGCGTTGTCTCGTTATCAGGTACGCCTGACGGACGGCGATCTCGCCCGATTACACGAGATGTGTCGTGTTGGTCAACCGTTAGCGGATCGTCGCGGGACGGAGTTACACAAGGTCGTTTTGTTTGGGAGTCCCATGTACGCCATTTACCATCGTGGGTTTGGCCGCATTATGACGTTTCTTCCGCCCTATCGGAGTGACGGAGGAGTAGAGCATGGCTGACCTCGCGCAATGTAAGCGGTGTAGCGGAACTGGAAATGTTCACTGCGAGCGTATGTACCATGGGGAGCGTAGCGACTTTTGGAGCGAGCAATGCCCGGATTGTCAAGGAACCGGCAAATCTAAGCCTGCACCGACCATGCCTGACACCCCGACACCGGCAGAGCTGGCGCGCTGGCTGAACGAGAAAGCGGCGGACCAACGCGAGATGGCCACTCGTACTACGCATCCCGAACCGTACCTGCGGGATTCCGCGAAGTTCATTCAATGCGCCGCCGCCATCACCCAGGCCACAGGGAACCATAAAGAATTGCTCGACGCCGTGCGGAACGCTGGCTTTGATGCGTTCGAAGATCCTGTTTCTGGAATTGTGCGCGTCAAAAATATCAGCACCGAGAAAGCCGAGCAAGAGCGGGACGCGAGCGATGCGTTTATATATAAAACGCTCATTGATCCGTACTCGCGGATGGAGGGCGTAGACTTGGAGCGGGCGAGAGACTCGGCAATCGAGCGCCACAAGCGCTCCTGCCAGCCTCCTTCCTAAGCGACTCACATGAACATTAAGCGTTTCACGGAATACTTTGGCAAACGCGAGCCGCTCATTGACGTGGCTCGACGTTTAGGCATTCCGTACAACGTTCTTTGCTTTCGTCTCTTTCGTTTGGGGTGGACGGAGGCGGCGTCATTCTGTACGCCCGTAGCGAAGCGCGACGGACGTTCGTACGCCCCAAAGGGGCAGTGTGTGTATTGCGATGAGCGGAGAACGGCGAAGGCGTCGTCCATGAGAGGCGGACGCAAGCGTAAGGCGTTACGTGAGAAGCGGGAGGGCGTCACGACATGAGCGAACGTTTCAACGGAGACCACGTATGGACGGAGGAAGAGGAGCGTAAGCTTGCGAAGTTGTGGGCCAGTGGGTTGTCGGCAGCGAAGATCGGCACGACGATGCACCTGACGAAGAATCAGGTGATCGGCAAGGCTCGCCGAATCGGGCTTCCGCCCCGCCCGAAATGTGTTTATGGTGATGGACCCGGAATGAGACAGCGCGCCGTTCAATCGCGACGGCGCTCGTTTACGAAAGGAGTTTAGGTGCGGTGAGGTCGGTCATGTCAGGGAGCGGTACGGCGTGACGCGGTGAGGCGTGGTTAGGAGCGGTCAGGCACGGTGGGGTAAGTTCCGGCCCGGTCGGGTCAGGAGGGGTTAGGTATGGTGTGGCTTTTTCTTTATTAGCGAAAGGAGAACGTAAATGCCAAAGAAAATGAAAAAACATTCGGTCAAGCCTCCGAAGCAGGGGCGTCGTTGACGCCGAAGGTCACGAAAACGCAGCGTCGGTATGACTTGAAGGGACCGCATTCGTGACGATCGACGCTGAGACCCGTAGGTGGGCGGTCGTTCAGGCGATGGAGTTTCACTACCGCAACAACGGCTCACTTGATGATGTTATGGCAACGGCGCAACGTTTCTGTGATTTCATCGTGGGCGTTGGTAGTTCGCCCGGCTCGTTCACGCCAGCTTCGTTTGGCGCCACGCCAGCGGACAGCAGCGGGGCTGGACACCAATGAAACTAAGCGAGTGTACGTTCGTGCAATCCGCTGATTATGGCGGATCGGACGCATACAAGGGTGGCGGAACGCAAGCGGAGCGCCGAGCGTTTTGGGCGCTCTTTTGGGAGCGTCAGGCGATCATCAGCGAGATGCACGTTCGTCGCAATGCGATTGCGGACCTATATGCCGCCAACCCTCTTCTGAAAGTCCTAATGCAGAACGCCGATCCGCACGCCACGGATCACGCCGCTGGCATGCGTCCCATGTCGGGAACGTACACGACGGAGCGTACGACACGAACGTGGCCTGCCGGCTCGTTCCCGAGAAAGGCCATGCGTTGAGGACGGAGCGAATCTCCGCTCTAGGAGACGCGCCCGTCGTCAGGGCGTGTGGGCGATGGTGGACGAATGAGGATTTGGCGAATCTCAGGGAGATGTGGAACAGTCCCAGGTGGTTTGGGAAACAGATCGCCGAACGATACGGAGTGAAGGTGGAGTCTCTTCGCTCCATCAAGGCGCGCAAGAAGTTGGGACTAGGCTGCCGCCCGCCGCTCATGGGTAGAAGGTTTCAGCTTGATATCCCCAAACACTGTCACCCGTTCGTCCGTTTCATATTCCGACGCATGAACTCCGATAATGTGACTTTCCGCCAGTTAGGTAAGAGGTCAGGGGTTGAGGCGTCAACCATTCACCACTGGGATAAGATGAACCCTCGAATACACAACATCGAGGCCGTCTTGAATGCGTTAGGGTATTGTCTGAAGATCGTTCCGTTGGAGGACGAGAAAGAGGATGCCGCATGACGCTCTCGACGATCGACGTAGCCGTTCTCTGCGGCGCTCGCACACGTAACGAAACGCCGCGCGTTCTCACGTTGATCAACGGGCGTCCGTACATTGAGTGGCTCATCTCCAGACTGAAGATATACGGTGTACGTCGTATCGTCATGTGCGCTGGATACCTCTCGGAGAAGATACTTGCGTGGCAGATGGATCGCCCTGCCGATGGGATTGAGATTGTCGTGTCGGTTGAGCCGAAACAGGATGGAGCGTTGGGCGCTCTCTTCCATGCGCGAGACAAGCTGAAGAGCGATAACGTCCTTATTGTAAATGACGACACGTTATGCAACGCTGATCTCCGTGAGTTCGTGAAGTTCCATGGTGAACGTATGGGCGTTAGTGTACTCTACGCCCGTAAGTTAGGGAACCCGAAGTATCAGAATGCGTGCCACTATCTCATGTCGTTTGCTTATCTTGATAGCCTCTTGAAGAGAAATCGACGCGGTTCTCTGGCGGAAGCGACGCGGGAGCGTATGGTGCTGAACTGCGGCGTGTTCTATGATATAGAATCGGACGACGACGCGGAAGCGTTCTTGGAGAGCATGTTGGAGGCGGCATGAAGAAGAAGCCAAAAGTCACCGCGTATCTGGAGAAGTCCAGAACAACGATCGACAACGCCACTGGCAATGTGCTCACGGAGCGCGCTGGCGTGCTGAAGGGGTTCGGCAAGGGGTTTCAGGACTACCTCAAGTGGTCTATCGTCCAGGTAGACATTGAGACGAACACAGGTCAGTTCCCCGACACGCACGTTCATGCTGGCAAGTGGGCGGTACAGATTCTCCTCTCGCCGTGTGACACTCAAGAGCAGGCGAATGTCTTGGCCGACAAACTAACGCCCATCGTACGTAACGCGCTAGGGCATAGCGTTCCGACGCCTCTCCCCATGAAGCGCCAATGAGAGCCGTTACGCCCATAGGCGTTGTTGCCAAGCCTGCGATTTCTGAGGAAATCCAACAGGACATCGTTAAGGAACTGAAAGAAGCTTTGCTCAAGGCGGAGGCTGGCAGCATATCGGCTGTCATGGTTGTGACTCGTAATCTTGACGAAACGTGGTCATCGAAACGAAGTGGTTGTATGAACTTCCCCGACGCTATGGGGCGTTTGCATATAGCAATTCATGCGTGGATCAACGACTATCTCAGGGAAGAGAAGTGATGAGTTGGCGCCACGAATGCCCGAAATGCGGCTATAAAGAACCGCCACGCACATACGTTAGAAAACGCAAGCCATTCGATAAAAAGCTGGCTATACATCTGTACGATGTCGGGAAACTGTCCTGCCGACAAATCGCCGCCAAAATGGGGGTCACATACACCAACGCCCATCTGCACCTCAACCAGATGGGCGTTAAGTTGCGCCCCCGCGGCGGATCGCGGAAGCAACCATTACGTCGGAATGAACATGGGCGTTTCGTGCGCCAAGAGGGGGCGGTCAATGATAAAGCCTGAGAAGATCATCGCCATCTTGGAGCGCAACGTAGCGCTGATGAAAGCGCTTAACGATCAAACGATAAGCGGCTTCGCCGTGATTGTATCGCCGGAAGGCGAGCCCATAGAGTTCGTAACGCTCGGTACGCAGAGCGATCAGAAGTCGTTCTTCAAATACTTGACCGACAAAATATCGGGGTCGGTCGAGGCGAGCGGCTACGGTGGCGTACGGACGGGAATGCGATGAGCGACGAAGAGGTAATCCAATTCCCCGTGTCGTCGATTCGACAGATCGCCCCAACGCTCGTTGTCGATTGGGACTTGGACTACCGACATTCGTTACGTGATCGTGCATGGGCTCTCGCCCCGTACGTGTGGATGTCGTCTAGCCGCCGCCACGTATGGATTGGAGCGCGGCGAACCGTGAGCCGAAGATGGAGGACGCTCGCGCCCGTTGCTTGGCGTGCTGTGAGTTGATCGTACGTCTTATTGACGTAACGTTGTCGCCCATTGGCAGCCACAGCCACGACTTTCCGTTGACGCGATGAGCCGCAGACTGAGAGCCTTAAGCAATTAGTGGCGGGATGGAACGCTAAGCGAACGGCGGTCTTCAAGGAGGCTTTCAACGACTTCTTGAAGCATGTGTGGATCGATTCCAAGGAGACGGGCGAGTCGCGCCTCGTTCTCTACGACGCTCAGAAGCGGTTTCTCCGCGGCGTCTTTGAAGGTCTAGAGAACGACATCCACGATTTCACGATCCTTAAAGCAAGACAATTAGGAATTTCTACAGTATGCCGTGTGTTGATTGTCTTTTGGGCGTTCATGCACCGTGGCCTTCGTGTAGCTTTGGTCTACGACACGGAGTCGAATAAAGAGGACGCTCGTAAGGAAATCGAACTTCTCCTCGCGCGTCTTCCTGACAGCCACCGCATTCCAACCTCCGGTCACAACCGCAACCAACTCGATCTGGAGAACGGGTCGCGTATTTCGTACTTCGTTGCTGGCATCAAGAAGTCCAAAGGGTCAGGCGGCCTCGGCCGCTCCCGCGGCATCAACTGCTCTGCCAATACGGAATGTTCGTCGTGGGCTGACATCGAGGGGTTGCGCTCTTACCAACGCTCGCTCGCTCAGCAATACCCCGATCGGCTTTTCATTTGGGAAAGCACGGCGCGCGGCTTCAATATTTTCTACGATCTGTGGGAGGAGGCTAAGGCTGACGACCTGACGAAGAAGGCGATCTTCATCGGGTGGTGGGCGAAGGAGATTTACGCTATCGAGAAAGGAACGCCGTTATTCGAGCGCTACGGAACGGCGGAGGTAACGGAGGATGAGCAGAAGAAGATCGACGAGGTGTACCGTCTCTACGGGCACAGCGTCAGTATAGAACAGTTGGCGTGGTATCGCCACGAATACGATCCGAACAAAGAAGCTGATGGGCGAGAGCACGCGGGGCAAGACATCCTGACTCAGGAGTTGCCGTGGACGGAGAGCGACGCCTTTCTTCTTTCTGGCTCGCAGTTCTTCCCCGCCGACAAGCTGACGGAGGCACGCAAGAAGGCGTCTCCACTCAAAGTAAACGGCTTCAACTATTTTATGACGCAGGAGTTCACCGCCACCATCATTGAGCCAGCGCGTCACTCTCGACATGCGTGGCTCAAGATTTGGGATGAACCAGATCCCCAGGGCGTCTACGTCATTGGTTGCGATCCAGCGTACGGTTCATCTGAGGATTCGTTCAATAGCGTCGCTCAAGTCCTTCGCTGCTACGCTGATGGAGTCGAACAGGTGGCGGAGTTCTGTTCTGTGGAACCTGACACAAGCCAGTTCGCATGGGCGATCACGCATCTATGTGGAGCGTACGCCAACTGTCGCTTCCTCCTCGAATTGAACGGCCCCGGTCATGCCGTGTGGAACGAGATCAAGTCGCTGAAGAATCTCATCGGCATGGGGTATCTCCGAGAGGCGGCGGAAGAGAAGAACCTCACGTCGATCTTCCGTAACGTCCGTGAGTACGTATGGTCGAAAGAGGACTCGCTTAACAAGAACCCATCGGCGTTCCATTGGGAGACGACGACGAAGCGCAAGGTGCAAATCTTCGAGCGCCTGAAGGCACTCTTCAACACAGGTCAGGTAATAATCAAGTCTACGGAGTGCCTTAGAGAGATGCAGAAAGTCGTCCGTGATGGTGATTCGATTAAAGGGGAGGGATCGTCCAAATACGACCGAGTAATGGCGCTTGCGCTTGCTGTGCGCGCATGGGAGGATGGAGAAAGGAGAGCGCTCACTTCTCAAGGGCGAACGAAAGAGATAGAAGCGAAGCGCAAGGAGTTCACTATATACGACCTGAACAAGATATGGCAAGAGGGCGTGATTGGGGACTTCTTTAATCGATCGAGAAACGATAGAATACGTGCGACACGTTTAGCCAAACGCCAAGGGCGATGGAATTGGTGAGACTGCGAGCATAGCATTTATTGCCAGTAACACGCACGTACCGATGCTGCGAATGTGCTCATGAGTTCAGTTTTCTTCATCTGAACCGCGAGGAGCCCGCTCCAGATTATTGCCCTGGCTGTGGGGCTTACATGGGCGAGCCGCTCATCATGCCGCCGCTCGTTTCCATCGGCACACATAAGGGCAAGGCGGTTGATCTGACGTATCGCCAGCTAGAGCGCTCAGGCGAGATACGCGCCGAAATGACGGGCGACCCGTCCATGAAAATCACGAACCTCAAGGACAACCTCCGTGAGGGCGACGTTGCCGCCATGGCGCCACAGCCGTCCAAAGACTACCAACAGCAAGTTCAGCAACTATCACATGCCATGGGCCAATCCGAGGTAAGCCATTGGCAGCCTCAGATGGGCATATCAACGCCTGAGGCGCTCGCCTACGCGAAGAGTGGCCCCGAGAGGCATTCGACCGGCGCCAACGTTTTAAGCGCCATACAGCAGGCTAATGGCGCCCCGCCCCCTATACGGGCGGGAGGTAAGTGGGGCTGATAATGCGCGTCCCTCGCGACATGAAGACGCTCGCCCCATGGGCGATGGACATTATCGAAAAGTGTCGTTCGTCGGCGTCCGCGAGAGCGGCGTTGGCACGGACGTACCGTACGTGGCGCTTCTCGGGATCGCCTGATGGTTCAATGGCGATCCTCAACCGACTCGGACACCATATTGACCGCTTGGCGTCCTACCTCTTCTCGCCGAACGACCTCCGATTTCACATGGATTTCACGCACAATTACGAAAAGAACATTCTGGATCAGGCGGAAGTCGCGGCGAGAGTGTTAACGAGAGAGTTTGAGCGTCGGGATATCGACATGGCGTTTGGTGAGGGGGTGGATCTCGCCCTCACCTACGGGTGCTGTATCCTGAAGGTCATCAACACTCACGACGGCATCACCTGTAAGCTCGTCATGCCCTGGCAATTCGGGGTGTATCGGGAGGGCAAGACCGATCTCAACGAACAGGAGGCGATGGTTGAGACGAATCTAGTCACCCCACACGATATGTGGAGGCGCATCAGCCACCTTCCCGACGCCGAGAAGCTCTTCAAGAAAGCGGTTTCGTACGCCAAGAAGCGCAGTGGGGGTGAAGAGACGGAGAATTTCTTCCATCAGGTACTTCTCGCCGGCTCTCCGCCCATCGTTCAGACCGATCCGCCATTCACCACACAACCCGGAGGACTTGCTCAAGTCCAAGCGAACCCCATGGGCGCCATCATGGCGCCTGAAGTGGCGCAAGACCTCATCTGCGTTCATGAACTGTGGGTTCGTGATGATGAAACGGAGGATTGGACGACGATTCAGATAGCGGAACCTGATATTGTAATCGCTCCGCGTTTTAAAGCCAAGAATATGTTCGTCCCCGAAGAGATTCCATACGGAGTCGTGCGTCCGAACGGCATGAGCGGGTACTTCTTTGGACGCTCTGAGTTGTCGGACATGCTGAAACTCCAGCATCTACTCAGAGACAGACTCGAAGACATCAAGCGCCTTATGTCCCTTCAGTACGACCGTCTCCTTGCGTTCTCTGGTGGAAGTGGAATCACGGACGAAGCGTACGATCAGTTCAGAACGGCGGGGTATATCAACTTGGAGTCGGGTGCCAAGGTTGAGGACTTAACCCCGGAGCTTCCGAAAGAAGCGTTCCAAGATATCCACGAAATCCTGAAGATGATCGATGAGGTCTCAGGGTTTCAGAACATCCTCTCAGGCCAAGGAGAGCCTGGGGTCAGGGCGGGAAACCACGCCGAGACGCTTCTGAAGACGGCGAGTCCGCGACTCAGGGACCGAGCGTTGCTCGTTGAGCGTCAGTGCGCCGATCTAGCGCACAAGGTCGTTGAGGCGTTACGAGCGAAGGACGACACGGAATACTGGACGAAGGACGGCAAGGGGTTCCTTCTGGCTCAGATACCAGAGGATTACCGCGTCCTTGTTGACAGCCATTCGTCGTCCCCGATCTACGAAGAGGACCACAAGCAGATTGCGGAGTTCCTCGCCAAGCTGGGCGTAATCGACGGTGAGTCGCTGTTGGATCTCCTCTCCGTTCCCATGAGAGACATCTTGAAGGTCCGCTACGCCGATATGCAGAAGAAGAAGGCGGAGCAACAGGAGAAGATGAAGGAGGAGATCATCCAGCATCCCGAGATCGCCAAGGCGCTCATGGGCGGTGGAAAGAAGAAATGAGTTTCGTTCAGGGAAAGACCGCCGATGCGGGAAGCGTGTCTAGTACCACACTTAAATTCACCAATCCTGTAGCCGCTGGTAATTGTCTAGTTACCATAGTTAGATACGGAAGTTCCACGGATAATTTTACGTCGATTGCCGACGACACGAATGCTGGTAATTGGGCGGCGCCGGTAGTCAATCAAAACGATTCTCTAGGTGGTGATAGGCTATATGTCGCTGTGCGACCGAACACACTTTCGGGAACGCCGACTGTAACCGTGACTTTTTCTGCATCGTCAACAGTCAGGTGGATGATCGCTGAATATAGTTTAATTGTCAGCGCCTCTGCCGTAGATGTCTCTCCATCCACTGACCAAGGCGCGGCGGCGTTGATGGCCACCCAAGCCGCCACTACGACAATTGCAAATGACATATTGCTTGGCGTCATTCAGACGGGTAACAGCGGCGCAAACCTGACCGTTACTGACGACGCGGCGTTCACAAATCGGCTTTCAGTAATTACCAGCGGCGGAAATAACAATGTCCTCGATCTTTCTGACCGAGCCGTAACCACTGCAACCACTTACTCTGCCACATGGACGCTAAGCCTCGCGGACTTTACGGCGACGGCAATCGTTGCCTTGAAGACCACGGGGAGTACCACAAAACCATATCCGCCCTTCCAGTTAGGAGTCGGGTGATATGTCGAGCCAAGGCGTCTCTACGCAAGCGGTCGTCATGTCGTACAACACGACAACGGGTGCGTACGTCGTCGGAGACACCGCCAACATTACGTTGAGGCTCATCAAGGATGGAACGGTAGCGGCGCCGACGAATAGCATTGTGGAGCCGAGCGGCGCCGGTCTCAGGGGCGCTTACGTCCTCGCCCTCACATCCGCAGAGACGCAATTCAATACGGTCTGGATTGGCGGCAACAGCAGTTCAGCGAACACCATCATTGTTCCGATCACGCTTACGTTCACATCGTTCAATCAACTTGGCGTCAACGTCGTGACGATCGGCGGTTCTACTCCCGCCACACTAATTGGCGGACTCATTCAGACACAGGTAAGCGGTACGCCATCAGTTACGGTCACGGGAACAGTGACGGTCGGAACAAACAACGATAAGACGGGGTATAGCCTCACGTCGGGCGAAGAGACGGCCATTGCAAACGCCGTTTGGGACAATGTGAGCGGCATTGAGACGAACGTTACGCCACGTCAGGCGTTGCGCTATACGGCGGCGGCGAGCGCGGGCGTAACGGTGGGAGCGTTGACGAGTACGTTCACTATATCGGCGATCAGCGCGGCGGGGACGACGCGGCTAACGGCTAGCTGCGATAGTTCGGGGAACCGCACCGCAGTAGTGCTGAGTTAACCGATGTTTGCGGCGAGTTTTTGGCCAAACTCATTCTGGCAGCGAAAATTCTGGCCGAAGACCGGACTCGTTCCGACTCCAGCGCATTCGAAGCCGTATTGGGGCAATTTTTGGTCGAAAAGCTACTTTCAAGTCCAATATTGGCCCGGTTCCGGCGCTCTCCCCGCCCCGTTCGTTCCACCGCCACCGCCTCCCGTCACCGCTCCACCACCACCATTCACTGTACCGGACATCTTTCAACCACCCCTTACGTACGATTGGGTGCGTTCAGTTTTACGATCGTCAACGCTACGGTTCGTGAGTTACAATGCCCGTTCACAGGTCATGACGCTATCGTACGTTGGGGGCGGATCGGATACGTTCGTTGGAGTCGGCGGTGACGTAGCGGAGTCGCTGACGGCGGCATCATCGCCCGATTCGTTCGTTGGAACGTACGTCTACGGGAAGTTTGGGAGGCAGTGATTGCGCATAGAGGGGATGGTTGCGCATAGGTTGCGCATAGAGTGGGAGTGAAGATATGGAGAAAACGGATCGCATCCTCATAACGGGTGGAAGAGGGATGGTGGGGAAGCATCTCCTCAACCATCTCACGGAGGCGGGATACACAGACGTTTGCATATCGAACGTCGATCTCATGTCACCGTACTACACGAAAGCGGCGTTCGCTCAAATCAAGCCGACGTACGTCTTCCACATGGCGGCGTACGTTCGTGGCATCGCCGGTAACATGAAGGCTCAGTCGTACTCGTTCGTCCGAAACACAACCATAAATATGAACGTCATTGACGCCTGTCGAGAAGTGTCCGTTCGTAAGATCGTCGCCATGGGTACTGTGGCGATGTATCCCGACAAGAAGAGCGAGCACTATAGCGAGTCCGATCTATGGGAAGGCCAGCCGCATTCATCGGAGTACGGATACGGAAATGCCAAGCGCCACATGCTTGCTCAGCTTGAATGCTATAAGAACGACTACGGCATCAGCTACGCCTGCGCCATCAGCACGAACCTATACGGTGCCCACGATCGTTTCGACATTGAGCATGGACACGTCATTCCGTCACTCGTACGGAAGTTCTACGAAGCGAAACGTGATGGAACGCCCGTGAGCATATGGGGTGATGGCTCGGCTACGAGGGACTTCCTCTACGTGAAGGACGCTGTACGCGGTCTCGTAATGATGATGGAGAGCGGCGAGGGGGCGATTAACCTCTCGACGGGCGACTCTTATACGATCCGCCAAGCGGCGGAAACTCTAGGCATCCATTCAAAGCATGATGTCGTTGAGTGGGATACGTCGAAACCCGTAGGGCAGAAGCATCGCCAATACGACATGGCGAGACTACGTGCGCTCGGTTTCATGCCAGAGTACAGCCTTGCCAGGGGGTTGAAAGAGACTTACGATTGGTACTCGGACAATAGTGAATGTGCCCGTAAGTAGGTCCATATTTCATGCCAGAAGACTCGTGGGGACAATCGCGTGGTAACGAGCGTATGAAAGCGAGCGGCAATCGCCGCCGCACGATCCCAATCACGCATGAGATCGGATACTTTGTCCTCGGCCTCCTCTTTCGTCTCGTATGTCACGTAATCGCGATCTTCCACGGCGTATTTACTAAGCGCGCATCCACGAAGCTCAAGGAGACAGGCCCCCGCCAGTCCGGTCTCTATGGCGCGGGTCTTCAGCGTACGGGTGTACGGCCCCTTACCGTCGTGCCCTCCAGCGCTGAGAGCGCAATCGAGGACGATACGACACCGCTTCAAAAAGTCCGCAAATCGAGGATATGAATTGTACCACTCCTCGCGAGGTTTAATAATCAAACCGCTCTTTCGTACCAAATGCTCAGACACATCTTTTCGTAAGCCATACGGGAACCCACCACAAGTTCCTAGCGCGATGTCTCGCTGTAGAGGTTCGGCGTACGGTCGCGGGTCAACCGGATGAAATAGCACAAGATCCACAGGCCCCATGTTGCACCCGTCGCACGCCACCGTTACATCAAAGCATTGTTTCTCTTTGTACGTATTGAGCAGCCGTTCAAATCCGATATCCCCGGCATCAAAGCAGAGATGCACTGTTGGTGCGGTGTCTCGCAGACGCCGGAATGTTGATGGTTCGGCTACGAACGGTCCATCGGCCTGACTGACGTACAAAATCACATCCGGCTTAACCCGGTCAGCGAAGTCAAGCATGCCCCGATCGACGGGGAGTCCGATGCGGTCATATCGGCATATATGCACATCATGATCATTCAGGCAATCAATCGAGCCAATGATCCAGTACGTCAACATATCCGAAGGTGAAAGCCAAAGCACTTTCATAGAAGGAGCGTCCTTCTCGCGTGCTTTGCTATGTTCTCCGAAGCCCATAGTGGGCGAAGATTAGTCAAAGCCCAAGCGCGCCTGAAGTCAGGGTCTTCAGGTGTTGAAAAGTTGAAGGAAGAAAGCGGTACTATGTGATCTATGTGCCACTCTCCCATGTTTTCCCAACACATGCCTTTAGTGAATTGTTTCTCTAAATGAACCTTGAGCATCTCTTTACTATATCCTACCAATTCCTCCCATCGCCGACCACCCTTTCCTCCCCTCAGTAATTTGTGCATCTGCACTCTGACTCTGTTGCTGACCTTGACTTCTGGACGTGTCATTCTTTTCCGAGAATATGCAAGTGCTTGTTGCTTGTATTTGTCGGGGTTAATTTCTCGGCGCTTCCTGATGAGTTCCTGTGTCCTATGGAGATTGTCGCGCTGATATTTAAGCCTTGCCTCGCGGTTTTTTTGGTAATATTTAGCCATGTGATGGCGCAGACATTCAATGCAAGCTCCGGTATCTACTCTTCGCGGAGAGGTGTGACCGCGACAGCATGGCTTGTCGGGTGTTACGTATTGCTTTAGACCAAGGAGGTAGGCCCTCTCTTTAGCTTCGTTCTTTCTCATTTGCCGACCGCCTCGAAAATACGCTGCCAAAAGATGGCTGGCGAATGGTTCTCCCGCACCTTCCGTTGCAGGCGCTGTGCGATGGCTTCCATCCTAGGCACGTCCGCCAATAACTCACGCGACAACTCCGCCGCTTCCTCCCGCGTACGGTACACGACGTAATCACGCCCCGCTTCAAACCAAAACTGCGCGGCGGAGCTTTCGTGTTCCAATAGGCACGTTCCCGCTAATCCTGCCTCCAACACACGCCCCTTGCACTGACGAGAATTATCGGAACCTGAAATTGGGACATTCACCGTCAACTGGCATTCCATCATGTAGCGAGCGAAACGCCCGTACGAACCGTAGGTTTCATCTCGTGGCATTATCTTCAGGCCGGCGTGATCGACGAGATACCCGATGATCTCCCATCGGGATGGCGAAGCACACCCGCCCGCGAATCCGAATTGGATGATACGTTGAGCAAGCGGCTTCAGCGGCATGGGGTAGAACTCGTGCGCGATGGGTGTGAGTAGGTCGAGTGAGCGTTCCGGCTTAGGCCACGATGGATTCCCATCAAAATTCACCATTACGTCAAAGCAACGCTCGTCTTTGAACGTCTCAAGATATGGCCACCACGGCGGATCGCTAAGGTCTCCAGACAAGAGAACGAGCGGGGCGATAGAACGTAACGCCCGTAGCGTTGATGGCTGGGGCATTCTAGCGCCATCGGCGATCCCATCGAAGAGCATAAGATCGGGACGTTCTTTTGCAGCGATGTCAAGCATGGCGCGATCGGGTGGAATCGGAAGGAGTCCTGGCGGGTGAGATACCTTATCGTAGTAGTAGAAAAATTTGGCATTAGGCAGCGACCTATGCCACGGGGTAGCGGTACAAAGTGAGAAAGCCCACCATAGGACGCTCATCTCGGAGGGTCTGGAAATGGCATCCAATGTTTGGCTTCCGCTTTGGAAAACGAGCCGCAATCTATGCTTAAGTATGGCGGCAATGTCTTTTCTATGGCGGCCAATCTTTCGTCACGAGTTGAGCCGATGATCGACGGCTGGGAATACCAAGCTACGAACACGCCAGAGAATTTATTCTTCGCTGGACCAATTGAACATTCCCCCGTGGCAAAGACCAAAAATCTACGACCATCCGTTGGTGCCGTGTCGATCGGTTGCCATTCGCTCATTTCATCACCGCTCCTAGGACTTTCGACCAAAACACGCACGGATGATGATCGCGCACGACACGTTCGTTCAACGCTCGCGCCGTTTCCTCGGCGATCCGTGGATGGTTGGAAAGCCATTCGGCGATATCCGCGCAGCCGTCAATCGTGTTATATTCGAAAAATTCGTTGCGAGGAGAAAACCACGCTCGCGTCGCTTCGTTCTCCCACTCCAACAGACACGCTCCCGCGAAGCCCGTTTCCAACACTCGCCCCTTAACGTGACGATGCAATCCGGTTCCCGTGAATGGGACGTTCACGCTCACTCGACAATGGGAGAGGAAGTCCGCATATCCTTGGTAGGTCTCCGGGTTTACGTCGCGCTGCTTGAAGGCAAACCCTGGCACACGCTGCATACGCTGAACGATGACCGACCGCATATGACCGCCGTTGTTTCCTCCGTAACCGATGGCGTATGGACGTTCGGTGTACGCAACCCCGGTATGGGGGAACTTGCTTACGTCAACGGGCGTTAGTAACGTCATGGCGTTGGAGATTTTGGGGAGCAAAGTTTCTGAGCCATCCGGCTCTCTGGCCGTGACTCCTACATCAGGCCAGTCTTTGCCCCCAGGCCAATAGTGGGAGCCGTCGATATTCACGGTGAGAGAGAACGTTCCGCGTCGCTCAAACTCCTTGAGTTGAGGCCACCAGGGGAAGTCCGCTCCGTCGCAGAGGAAGTGGATGAGCGGGGCGATGGAGTTGAGTTCTCCAAGCGTCTCATTGAGCGGTACGTAATCTTCCTGCCAAGCGGAAATGTAAACGATGGCGTCAGGCTTGCCGATCTTCGCTTCCATGAGCATTTGATCGTCCATGGCGCAACGCTCGCGGGGAATGTGCGCTTGGCGGTTCTGTAGCGCCTTGAGAAAGTCGGGGTTCTGTTGGATCGCCATGCCCGCTTGTTCGTGCCATTTCCTATCGTATGGAAGGGGGCTGACGTTATAAAGATCGAGGCATTGGAGAGAGCCGATGAAGGCCGCTGTATTTGAGGTACTAGTTGTCAGGACTAAAATATTGGGCTTGTTCATTCGTAGAACCTCGGGTCATGGGGCGTAAGCGCGGTGATGTCTTGTGGACGATGGTTCCATGACGGATTGCCGTCGATCGACACCATCGTTGAGAACACGTCGTTTCGTATGAAGTCGTCAAGGAACGTCGTCCACGTCCTGTCGGACGCATCGTGGCACATGAAGACGGTCGGGGCGTACGTACGCAGGCGTCGGAGTGTTGCGGTCGTAACCATGAGGCAACCGCCGTTCTCGCCCGTATAGATGATGATGTCGGGACGGTGATGATCGGCGGCGTCGAGAGCGCCGCGGTCAACGGGGCCGTTGTGCCCCATCCAATGGACGATGACTTCGTGCGTGCCGAGCGACATGAGGCCGCTGATGACCGATTCGGTGTGGATGTTTTTCGGCGCCACCCACAAGATCCTCAACGAAAGAGTTCCTCAAAGAACCCGTTATCCCTCATCCACCTTGCCAAGCCACCGTGGCTATGACCGCGTATCATGGTGACGGGATTGATCCCCAACCGCTCCGCCATCCATAGGTCCAACTCCGCTCCCTCACCATCGCTTACGAAAATCTTGACGTTCGTAACGTGCCCATCCATGGAGAACAGTGGCTTCAGGTCGAGACTTTTGTCCGACTTTATGCGATGATGCCACTTAGGTTCTAGCTCCGCCTCCGCTGCCGCCCCAATCGCCGTTAATGGAGAGATCGCCACGATTTCGTCGGCGGGCGCCATCGCACCGTACATCAACGCTCCGTACGCCCCGAACGAAACGCCCGTCGTCATTACCTTGTCGTAAGTTTGGCGCAGGTCGTAGATGTATTTAGCTACTGCCCAACTATCTCCTATGCCTTCAATGCCCTGTGTGTACCAACGATCGGGCGTATCGCGCATGAGAACGTACGAACATCCGAGCGTTGCGAGGTAGTTGCCGAACTCGTAATCGGGAACGTCCGGTATGATCGAACGCCCTCCATCGGAGGCGAACGCAACGACGCATAGCGGCGTGTCGAAGAGGTGTTCTTCGTAGTTCATTGGGTCTTTAGGACTTTCTTGGCCGCTTGTAGCCATCCCCAACGCAGGACATATGGAAGTTCATCGAAGCTTTCTCGCCTTGTTGGCCTGCCGTCGCTGGTGGTGCATGGTTTGCCCTTGCGGTTATCCTCAAGGAGCCTGATAGCCATTTCTTTGACTGGCTCGCTCATGCGTTCCAATCCACGACCATCGCCGTGCTCTCAACGTGACGGTCGAGCGGACGCGGGATCGCGAGCTTGCTCGCCGGCACTGGGCGTAGCTGATCGAACTTGTATGAGTGTGGCTCTTTTGACACGCACCACCGCGCCCATGCCAATAGGCGCTCATGCGACTGGGGTTTCGGCCCATGGTGGAGCCCGCTGGCGGCGGCCAAGAACATCGTTCCAGCCGGCCCAAACACCCTCGCCACGGGCTCTTTCGCCGTGGGCGCCCTATTCTGTCCGTCGTTGAATCTGTGTGATTGCGTGGCGAAGTGGTGTGGGCCATCTTCGTCTTCGAGAACGTCCGTTCCGTACATGAACAGCGCCACGAACTTACGGTCGTCCCTGTCACGGTGCCACACCTGAATGTGTGGGTTGTCCTCTGACGATCCCGGTCGCGTCCAGAAGGCGTTGCAGGAGTACATCCGAGGGAACTCCCCGAGGTAGAACCCCGCGATGTCCGTAAGCGCCAGCGCCCATTCAAAGAAATAGGGCGCCGTGACGACCGACTCCATCTCGTAGCAGCACGTCTCAAGCGAGCGCCCCTCTTCAAACGAACGTGGCTTACGATCGCCATGGACGATGACGTGCCCTGGGTAAACGGGACGTGCCTTCAAGTGATCGACGAACGCGGCGACGTGTTGTTCTTCCATGCGCCACGGAAGTTCAGCGATACCGTGCCAATAGAGAGACTTGATGGCGTCGGGGAACCACGATTGAAGTTGTTCTATGGAGATCATCTTACCTCTTAGCGCCTAGATGAGACATCCATTGGTAAATGTCTGAACGATTGTAGTAAACGCGGCCCTCAATTCGGATGAATGGCGGTCCCCTTCGTTGATTCCTCCAACGTACTAAAGTTCTCGCGCCGTGACCTATTGCTTCGGCGCATTCTTTCGTCGTCCACAATTCATTTAACAGGGACATTCCACTTGGCGTTGGCGTCGTTTGGCTAACGATGGCGCATTTGAACTGATTGTGCAAGAGGAATCACTACCCGTAGTGTGTGAATTACTGCGGCGTTGGTGACGTTCCGCCAACAGAGGCTCCCTGGTGATGTTCTCTCGGGGAGCCGTTTCGAGGAGAGAGCATCATGGCACGTCGCCACAAGCGTCGCCGGAAGTAGTTAATGCAAAGCCCTGCCCCTGGCGCGGCGTCGCCGACTCCCCCTGTAGGTTCTCAAAGCCCCCCCGGCACTCCCCCGGCAGGCGGGGCCGGTGGCATGACCATGCCGACGATGAACAAGGGCTTACAGGCGGCGGCGCTCGCCCAGGTGCAGTGGGCGGTACGCCTTCTTGAGAAATCGCTGCCCCTGATCGGCTCGGGTACGGAGCCGGGCAAAGACATCATGAAGGCGATCACCGCTCTGACCAAGCACGTTCCGCCCGGCTCCACGTCCCCTGGAGTCGAGCAATCGTCGTTGCAGCAAATGATGATGCAACAGAAGCAGGAGCAACCCGAGATCGCCCGCCTACGCGCGATGGGCGGTGGTGGCTCTCCCGGTGGCGGTGGCGCCCCACAACCCGCGCCGCCCGCAGCGGCATAACGGAGTACACGCATGGCGAAGGCAGACATCTTCCAAGAGGGACGCAAGTCCATCCCCGAGAGCGATCCGAAAGTTGAGCGTATCGACTTCCACAAGGAAGACATCGGCGCTCGCAAGTCGCACATTAGCGGCGCGCATCGCAAAAACAGCTATGCGATTGTCCATATCGGTAAGTAATGGCGAACGCACCGCAAGATCGTTCCAATACGAACGCCATCTTCCAACACAAGATGGCCTCGCATGAGTGCGACGATCGCGACATTCACCAGAAGTATCTTGCGAAGGGACCATGGAGCGGGCGCGGTCCGCGCCCCCGTGACCCTGCGTACGACATCGATCATGTGAGGAAGTAATGGCGCTTATCGAAGTTGAAGATGGCGAATATCGGAGGCTGAAAGCGGAGCGGGATTCGTTCGCTCCCTCCAAGGCGCTTCTCGACAAGCTCGGCAGCAACCCCAAGACACGGGGCCGCGTACTTGAGCTTATGAAGGAAGCCAATCCCGATCTCGTCATCCCCGAGATCGACGCTGCCAAGCCCTTCCTCGATAAGCTCAACAGCACGCAGAAAGAGCTTGATGACCTGAAGAAGCAACTCGCCGACGATGCGAAGGCGAGCGACGAGCGCAAACGCAACGCCGAGGTGGATGGACGGATCGAAAGCGGTCGCGCCCTCCTTCGGAAGCTCGGCTACAACGACGACGGAATCAAGGGCGTCGAGAAGGTGATGCAAGAGCGGGGTCTCGCTGACTACGAAGCGGCCGAGGCGTTCTTCGAGCGTGAGAACAAGAGCGACAACGCAGCGCCGTTCGTCCCTGGCGACTATGGGCGTGGCTCCGCCCTCTTCAGCCCACCCGAAGGCAATCCTTGGATTGCCGCACTGAGGCCGCGCCCTGCCGCTGGCGCTCAGAAGGCGATCAACGACGTTACGAACAGCGAGATCAACAAATTCTACGCCGAGATTCGTCCGAACCGCCGCGCGAGGGTGTGATGTACGGGCGCCGTAAGGGATCGAGGAGAAAGTAAATGGCTGTACTCGGCGGAACTGGTGTTGTACCTGGAGCATCTACGGCGTCCTTCGCGGAGCTTAACGCGCTGACTCGTCGCGCATTCGTTCCCAAGGTCACATGCCAACTCTATTTCAGTACGCCAACGCTGATGCTCTTGATGGGCAACGCCCAACGCTCTGCTGGCGGTCTCAACCAGATCACGTTCCCCGTTCAGGGCGCGTCCATGGTTCAGGGCGCATGGACGGGTTACTCGGGCTCGTTCAACAAGCCGCAGGTCATCCCCGGCGTTCAGAACGCGGCGTTCAACACCGCGTACTTCACCGTTCCAGTTCCGTTGGTGCTTGGTGAGGCGTTGCTTCAGTCCACGGAAGCCGTCGTTCCGATCCTCGACGTTCGCATGAACGATGTGTACGCCGTGACCATGCAGCAATTGGGATCGGCGACGTTCACGAACAACACGAACAACCCTCTCATGCCGTCGTCGTTCATTGACGGGTTTGACAACGGAACGACCGTCGCGACGTACGGCGGTATCAACCGCAACGTGGCGTCGAACTCCTTCTGGCAGGGGCAGGTTTACACGAACGCCACAGCGTTCTCAACGCGCCAATCGGCAGCGCAGTTCTTGATCCAGATTACGGACCTTGCCGGTGGTGAAGCGCCTGATTACGTCGTCATGTCGCCGAGCGATTTCGCGACGTTGAACAGCAACTTCATCGCCACGAACAGCGGTAACACGCCGATTGAGACGGTGTTCGTCGATCCTGGCAAGGAGTACAGCATGGACACGCCGATCCGTTCGGCGTTCCCGAACATCATCATCGCTGGCATTCCGATCTTCATGGATCACTTCTGCCCAAAGGGCAGCGTCTTCGCGGTTAACTCGAAGTACACAAGTTGGTACATTTCTGAAGATGCTCCGTTCGCTTTCAGCGGCTTCTATAGCGCAATTCCACTGATGCAGATCGCCCAGGTGGGCGTGATGATTCTCGGCATGCAGCTTGTGACGAGCAAGCCGTTGGCTAACGCCGTAATCAACGGTATCACGACGGGAGCTTTCTAATGGCCACCATCATCGGCGCAGTTGGCGTCAACCTCCCGGTTCCGCAGGCGCTCTTTCCGATCATCGCGGGTGGGTTCCTCCCCGACCTGATTGGCACGAACCGCGTTTCGCTCTCGGCCGGTGAGGACTTCACGCTCCCTGCCGGCCGGTTCCTCGTTTCGCCCGGCATCGTTTCGCAGATTCAGGTCTTCGACCCGGTTACGACGACATGGTTCCCGTATACCACGCAGATGGTGAACGAGGCGGTTACGGTTGAGAGCGACGGCCAGAACTACCGTGTCATCAATCCCACTGGTTTCCCGATTGGCGCCGTCGTTACGAACTCGGGCACGGGTTACACCGCCGCGCCGACCGTTACGGTGGCGGGCGGTCAGGGCTCGACGTGGATTGCGCTCACTGGCGGCGCTCTTTCGACGATCGTTCCCGCCGCCGCGGGGTCGGGTTCGGGCTACACCGTCCCGCCGATCCTGAATATCGCCGTTCCTCCCGCTCCTGGCGTCCCCGCCACGGCGACTTGCACGATCTCGGGTGGAACGATTACGACGATTACGATCGTCAACCCTGGCGCCGGCTATACGGCGGTTCCCGCAGTGTATGTCATCCCGCAGGCGAGCGACACGAACTTCAACAGCTTGACGAGCACGGTTGCGACGAAGAACGCCGTTCTCACCGCGTCCCTGTCCTTCGCTGGTAACGTCACGGCGATCTTGATGACGAACGAAGGAACGCAGCCTCAGAACGTCGCTCCCGCGCTCACCATCGCGGCGGCCACGGGCTTTGCCGGCTCGGGCGCCTTGGCCACGGCGATCCTCGCGCAGAGCATCCAGAACATCACGGTTACGACTCCTGGATCGGGCTTTAGTGGCGCTATTGGCATCTCGACGTTTGGCGGCTCGCTCTTCTCGCAGACCTCGGGCACGGGCGTAACGTTGCTAGCGAATAACATCGTTCAGTCCGGTCTATTGATCCCGCGTCAGGCGCAGATTGCCGGCACGATTGGTTCGGGTTCGGGCGTCGCCATCCTTGGCAATAACGTCACGGGCACGGTTGGAAGTGCCATCATCGATCCTGGCTTCTTCACGGCGGCGCCCACGGCGTTTGTTCTCCCCGGTCCTCTGCAAAGCTCGGGCACGGGCATGGGCGTCGTGGTGAACCCGACGTTGGCGCTCACGATGGGCGGCATCACGGATACGGTCTACGTCCAGCCGCTCTAATCCCAATGGGAGGCGGCAATCGCGCTCAACGCTTACCTAGTTGCGCTCCAAAATCTGTTGGGGACGGGCAGTGGGGGCGCATTATACCCCACTGCTACGCTCACGACATACATCAACACGGCGAGGTCACAGATTGCCGCGGAGGGTCAGTGCGTCCGGGTACTTCCGCCCATCAATGGCTCCATAAATTCAATTACCGTCACGGTTTCGGGTACGGGCTATACCTCCGCGCCTACGGTAACGATTACTCCTCCCGACAGTCTCTCGGGGCTTGCAAATAATCCTGGTGGGCTACAGGCAACGGCCTCGGCGAACCTCACGGGAACGACGGTCACGTCGATCACGATCCAAAACGCCGGCGCCGGATACTTCCAACCGACCGTAACGATCACGTCGGGCGCCGGCACGGGCGCCAAGGCGATTGCGAACGTCAGCGGCATAAACGTCACGACGCTTCAGCAGGAAGTGTATCCGTTCTCCGCCGTCAATCCCATGGTGGCGACCAGCGGATCGGGCATCTCGTCGATCATGAGCGTCAATTCGATCTCGCTCATCTTCGCGACGTTCCGTTACACGACGATACGTCTGTCGTTCTCTCGCTACCAAGCGTATGTGCGTAACTACACGGCGGGATACCTGGATGTCCCCGTCGTGTTCACGCAATTCGGACAGGGAGCGAGCGGATCGGTCTACCTGTATCCGCTGCCGAATCAGCAGTACCAGATGGAGTGGGACTGCATGTGCCTTCCTAATGCGTTGGCGGTGGATACCGACACTGAAGCCCTGCCATATCCTTGGACTGATTGTGTCCCGTTTTTGGCGGCGTACTACGCCTTCAGCGGAAAGCAGCGGTTCACGGACGCTGATCGTATGTGGCAAGAGTTTGAGAAGTTCATGAAGCGTGCAAGACAGGTAAGTAATCCCCGTGGGACAACGAATTTCTATGGTCGAGCGTGATGGGCGACCTTCAGAACGTGGCGGCGCCACCGAAAGTTCTCGGTCTACCCGAGAACATGAACCCGCTCGTCTTTCATGGGTTCACCGGACTCAACACTAAGGCCAGCCGTCCGGCGATCACCGACACGGAGACCTCTTGGTGTTTCAATTGGATGCCGCTCGGCCCCGACAACATCCGTACATTATACGACGTTGGGGCTCCCATCTTCACCGCCAACTCTGGTGCGTCCGTGTCGGCGTTTTACTTCGGCAACATTGCCGACAAGCCGATTTGCGTTTCATTCAACAACAATGGCAGCATTACACAGATCAATACATCTACCAAAGTTACCACCTCCATGGCGGGGGCAGGTACGATTGCCAATCCCACCAATCAGATTGGCATGTCTCAGTGGGGGTCTCAATTCATTCTCATATGCGCCCCACAGACTAACGGATATTTCATATGGGATGGCACGGTTTTCTACCAATCAGGCACCATTGGTCCGTTCGTCACGATAACGAACGGAGGTAACGGCTACACGTCATCTCCGACGATAACGGCATTTGGCGGACAGGGATCGGGACCGACGTTCACTTCCACCGTTACATCGGGAGGGCAGGTTTCGTCGATCACCGTCACGGGTGCGGGGACGGGGTTCGACTCGTCCGACATCGTGGCGCTTGCGTTCACTGGCGGCGGAATCGGAACGGCGGCGACCGCCGTGGCTACGGCTGTGTTGAACAGCACCAACGGTGTGGGAGCGATCGCGGTCGTAACGGGTGGATCGGGATATACTGGTGCGGTTAAGGTCCAGCTTCTTGGCGGCGGGGGTATTGGAGCGACGGCAACCGCGGTAGCGGCTTCCACTGGTGGGGCAATCTCGTCGGTTACGACCGTTACGCCTGGACAACTCTACCAAGACCCTCCCACGGTTTACATCACCGATGTCAACAACCCCGTTGCCCAAGCGACGGTGGCGATCATGCCGTTTGGCATCCAAGGAACGGCGATTGAGACGTTTCAGTCGCGCGTTTGGATAGCAAACGGCTCAGCACCATCGACTCCGCCTCCGAAGTCACTCGTTGTGTTCTCTGCGCCTGGGTCTCCTACGGATTTCAGCGTTATCGACGCGGCGGGAACGTTCGTTTCGACGGATTCGTTTCTGAGAGTCGGATATCACGCGCTCAAACAGTCTAACGGGTTCCTTTATCTCGTTGGTGACTCGTCGATAAACTATATCTCAGGCATTCAGGTGTCGGCGGGTATCACGACGTTCTCGAATCTGAACGTTGACCCGCAGATCGGCTCTCCGTGGCCTAATAGTGCTCAAGTATACTCTCGTTCCATCGTCATGGCGAATACGTTCGGCATTCACGCGCTCTATGGAGGGGCGGTGCAGAAAGTTTCGTCGCCCCTTGACGGCATATATACGACTGTTCCTGCCGTTGGCAATCCACCCACTATTGCCGGCATCGTACCAAGCGCTGCCGTGACGATCATCTTCGGTATTCACGTTTACGCCCTGCTCTTACCCATTATCGATCCATTCACTCAGAAACAAGCCAACCAACTCATGTGTTGGGACGGATCGAAGTGGTTCACCGCCCAACCGAGCACGACGCTCACGCAGATTGCGAGTCAGGAGATCAATTCCTCACTCACGGCGTACGGAACGGACGGACATTCGATCTATCCGCTATTCCAAACGCCATCCAATGCGATCAACAAGGTTCTTCAGTCGAAGCTGTGGGACACACCTACGTACATGCTGACGAAGAACTCAATGACGCTCTTTGGATTATTCAAGTCCAACGACAACAACCAATCGACGTTCACCGTCACCATAGATACGGAGAACAATTCTTCTTCTCCTATAACGCTAACGAACGTGTTTGGAGCGACATGGACGGCAACGGGTGGCGTTGTGGCGAATTGGACGGCTACGGGAGGACTCCCGGTGACATGGCAGGCGACGGGAACGGGCGCGCTCGCGCCGACGACGATCAACGCTTCTGGCGTAATCATGGGATTGGGCGTGCAGACAACTGCTACGGACGTAACGCTCATCTCCATGACACTATTGGCTCAACAGACAGCAACGAATTGGTAGCGGAGATGGAATCGTGTTATAATATCGGCATGAGCAAGGCAAACATCGCCATCGGCGGCACTAATAACTGCGCAGAGTGCGGATCACCATTTGTGCCGCGTCGAGACGGACTGTTTTGTAGCGATCGGTGCATGAAACGAGCGCATTATATGCGGATTCGCTCAACGCCGCACTTCATGGCTAAACAATTGGCTCTTAAGGTAAGACCAAAGGCGCAGGTTTGTGTGGGATGCAGGGCAACATTTTATCGCCGTAGCAATGCGAAATATTGCAGCGATAAATGTTTGAAACGATCTTACCACGCAAGAAGGATGCAAGACCCACAGTTTGTGGAAAAGAAACGGCGTTTTTCCAAGACTTATAATGCCAATCATCCCGATAGAGTCCATGCTGCCGTCACAAGACGGTTCTTTGATACGCCGTTCTATGGAATGATTTTGAGTGCTAAGGGTCGAGCTAAGGCCAATGGCCTTGCGTTCGATCTCACTATTGAGTGGGCAAAGGAACGATGGACAGGAAATTGTGAAATGACGGGTATTCCATTCCTCCTTCTTCCGCCAGAGAGAGGCCGAAGGAGCGGTCCATCAATGTTTTCAGCCAGTATCGATCGGGTTGATAACAGCAAGGGTTACACCAAAGACAACTGCCACTTCCTTCTTTTTGGTCTGAACCGAGCTAAAAGTGATGGCTCCATAGAAGACCTATACATGCTCATGGAGGCGGCTGTGAAAAACAGGCCGAACAAATAATGGCGATTCGTCACACGCCCTATGCGGGCATCACAAATCCCCAAATGAGTTTTTTGGACGATTCGATCGCCGACCTTGGGGCGCAGGGTATCGTGCCTTGTACGGCATCTGGAACGAACGTCATCACGCTCAGCCCACTGGCGAACACGACGCTAATTTCAGCGTATGCGAACCTCATCCAATTCAGCTTCGTTGCTGTTAATTCATCCACTGGCAATGTCACTCTTCAGGTTGGATCGCTGGCGGCGTTGAACGTCTACTTCGCTGATGGAGTGACACAGGTAGGGAACGGGTCGATCGTCGCGGCGCGTCAATATGTCGTAATGTTCAACTCGGCGCTCAATTCTAGCGTCGGAGGATGGGTGATCATCGGGGGGCCGAATTACCCTGTTGGTCAGATACCGGGGACAGCGACGAACGACAGTGCCAATACTGGAAACGTCGGTGAGTATTTGTCTTCTATAGTCGTTCAGGGATCGGCAATCGCGCTTACCAACGTAAGCGCGGCGAACATAACATCTATTTCTTTGACATCTGGAGATTGGGATGTTTGGGCTAGCCCATATTTCACGGGTAACGCAGCGACAGTGCTAAATGCCGTGGTAGCCAGCATCAACAATGTATCAAACACACTGAATCAAGTGCCTCCGTTTTCTACGTCATTCCCCTTCAACAGTTTCACAGGGTTCGCCAATGCCAATCCAATGGCTATCGCTCCTCTAGGTCCGGTACGATTTTCAGTGACCGCTAGTAGCAGTCAAGTGTTTTTGGTGGTACAGTCATCCTTCACCACTAACACCGCGAGCGGGTTTGGTGCAATGCAAGCTCGTAGGGCTCGATAGGAAAAGGGAATGTTTTCAACATGGTGAAGATTATACCATCAGTTTTGGCTATGATGTTGGTGTTTTGTAGCAACGTCATGGCTCAGCGCACTTTTCTCACCTCTCCGACGATCTTTTATAAGGCCGCATCAGGAGGTAGCGACAACGGTTCCTGCTCGCAGTCCGCGCCGTGTGCCACATTCACTCATATATGGCAGACGCTTCGGCAAAATTACGATTTGTCTAACGGTACCCCGATCATGATCGAATACGTTGGGTCTCCACACACAGATCAGATGGTGTGCTCCGGCCAGTTGTTGGGTCAGGTAAACGCTCGACAGGTCGAGGTAATCGGCCAACCTATGGCGACTGGTTCAACGGCCTCGCCTGGGACCATCGCCAATGCAATTGTCATTGCGACGGGTAGTGACGCCGTAGACGCGACAAATTGCATGATGACGCTAGGTGGTTTGGCGCTTGAGAACGCCGGGAATTGCTGTGGGCAGGGCGACCTTACATCCGGTCAAGGCGGTGAAATAGACCTCATCGGCAACATCAGCTTTCTGTCTCCGCAGTCGGCGCCCGCTGGATCAGGCATCTTGCCGATGAATCATGTGACGGCGGGTCTTGGTCTGGTGATATTCCAGCCGCCCGGCCTCGCCGATCCTTTTGGGATCACCGGGAGCGGCTATTACGAGTTCCACGGCTATGCTCAATGCGTGATGCTGGCAGGCGAGATGGGCGGCGAGATCCTGTGGAACGGCAACGGCGAAAATAACCTCTGGAGCATCCTCGTCGAGACGGGGTGGTCACTGGGCTTTGAGTGCGCTCAGAATAATGCCATCGTCCAAGCAGCAATTCCATTCAGCAACTTCAGCATGCCGTTCTTTCAAGGCCCCAAGTTCTTCATCAGGACGGGAGGCCAGATCGACACGTTCCACCCCGGAAACACCAGCCTTAACCCTCCGTGGATACCGGGGACATCTCCAGGCAGTTTTGTAGCTGTGCAATCGGCCAACTGACATGAACGACGGTATTTGGCTCCTCCCGACACGCGGTCGTCCCGACAATCTCAAACGCTTCCTCCGTTCCGCCCGTGAGATCGGGACATCCACCCCCGGTCTCATCATCCTAAACAAGAGCGACACGTCCGATTACGACTCCATTGCTCAGCATCTCCTAGATGGATGGTCGTTCTTACGTGTAGACGCGACGACGTACGGAGAGTCCATCCGCGCCGTGTGGTCGCGTATCAAGGACATGAAGTGGGTTGGCCTGCTCGCCGACGATCACGTTCCATGTACGCCTAATTGGGACACGCAACTCATAGGATCGTTGCGTGGATGGAACTTCGTGTCATCGAACGATGGTTGGCAGGCTCCCAATCGTATGCACGGGGCTGTGTGCTTCTCGGGCGACTTGTTGAGAGCGGTTGGATACCTGTTTCCCGACCGTCTACGCCATATCTTCCACGACGATCTCTTTGAAACGCTCGGCAGAGAGACGGGGTGTTGGGAAGTACGCATGGACGTGATGGTGAAACACCTTCACGAAGCTCTCCAGGGCGTCATCGGCCCGACGATGGACAAGAACAGCCTCTTGTGGCAGCACGACGAGGCGCGTTTCAAGGAGTGGGTGGCGTACGAAAAGGACGATTGTGTAAAGAAGGTACGCGCTCTTCAGGAGAAGAGCGGCGTTAGGCTCCTAAAACCGGACTTCAGCGGTGTACGCCTGATGATTGCGTCGCCAGCGCATGATGGTCGCTATGAGTCATCGTATATGGTGGGGCTGTTCCAAACGATGAAAATGTTGGAGCAACAAGGGGTGCATTGTGAATTGGCTGAAGAGCGCCACACGGCAGACGTGTGTTTAGCTCGTGCTAAACTATTCTCTGCTTTCTATCGTTCCAAGTGCACACACTGCCTTTGGGTAGACACCGATATGGGATTCGGTCCACAGGAAGTCGTGCGCCTCTTTGCAGCGAAGAAAGATTTTGTCGCTGGAGCGGGGCCTAAGAAGAGGCTGCCTTTGAGTTTCGCGGCTAATTGGGCTAACGACGCTGGCGATCCGCTGCCACTTGTTTACGACGTAGAATCAGGAACGATGGAGGTGAGCGAGATCGGCTTTGCGTTCGCTCTCATAACGAGAGTCTGTGCTGACAAGATGGTGAAAGCATATCCTGAATTGACGTATGTTGGGATCACGGGAGAGGAAGAGTGGGCTTTATTTAATCCGATCGTCCATCACAGAAGGTACGCAAGTGAAGACTTCAGCTTCTGCTACCGATGGCGATCGATAGGCGGAAAATTGTTCATGGCTCCAGAAATCGAGTTGAGTCACACCGGATCGTTTACCTTTCGTGGCTCATTTGCTAAAGATGGTGGTCCTAAACAAGTCGTTCAGGAGGCCGCCGATTAATCATGCCAGGAGCAAAAGGAACTGTTGAGGAGAGATTTTGGCGATACGTCTCGCCGGAACCGAATAGTGGCTGCTGGTTGTGGACGAGCACCATCAGCACCGATGGATACGGAAGACTAACGGTCGATAGCCGACCTAAATTGGCACACCGAATCTCTTACGTCATACACAAGGGAGAGATTCCCGAAGGATTGGAACTTGACCATCTCTGTCGTGTGCGGTGCTGTGTGAATCCCGATCATCTAGAGCCAGTCACGCGGCGTGAGAACCTGCGTCGTGGTGAGACTATCGTTAGAAAGCACATAGAGGCCACTCACTGCCCTCAAGGTCACGAATACAATTTCGAGAATACGTACATTGAAAAGAAGGGATGGCGTAAGTGCCGTGAGTGCAATCGCATATCAACCAACAAACGCCGAGGCGTTACAACGCCTAAACCGCGCATAACCAAACGTCGTAAGGCGCTTCTCATGGAAGCGCTCCTCTCGTCATGATCGATCTCGTCATCATCAATCCTTCCGCCGCCCATGGCGTGTACGGAACTGACATCGCCGACAATCTCATTGCAATTGAGCCCCCTCTTTGGTGCCGTCTCATCGCCGGTTACGTTCGTGATCGCGGGTACTCCGTCCGCATCATAGATGCGGAGGCGCTCCACCTTTCGCCCGAACGTATCGCTTCAGTCGTTGATACATACGCTCCGCGTCTCGTTTGTATAGCATCGTATGGGCATCAACCAAGCGCATCGACACAGCAGATGGTAGGCGCTGGCGCCTCGGCGAAAGCCATCAAAGCACGTTCGGACGTTCCGATCATCATGGTTGGTGGTCACGTTGCGGCGTTACCAGAGCGTACGTTGCGTGAAGAGGCGATCGATTACGCATGTAACGGAGAGGGACCGGCGACAATCGTTGGATTGTTGGAAGAAAAGCCGTTGCCGTCGATTCCGGGGCTCGTTTGGGGCATCTACAACGTAAATCCGTCCGCCCCGCTCCTTGACGTTAACGAACTCCACGGCAACGCATGGGATTTGCTCCCCATGGAGCGCTACCGCGCGCACAATTGGCAGTGTTTCGGTGATTTATCGAAGCGCCAACCGTACGCCAGCATCTATACGTCACTCGGATGCCCCTACAAGTGCTCGTTCTGTTGCATTAATGCTCCGTTCCAATCCAATCGCTATCGCATGCGTTCGCCCACGGACGTAGTAGACGAAATCGGCATGCTCTATAGCCAATACGGCGTGAAGACGTTCAAGATCGTTGATGAGATGTTCGTTTTGAACGAGCGTCACTATACGGCGATCTGCAACGAGCTAATCGAGAGCGGATTCGGCGATGAACTGAACATATGGGCGTACGCTCGCGTCGATACGGTGAAACCACATACGCTGGCGATGTTTAAGAAGGCAGGCATACGTTGGTTGGCGTTGGGGATAGAGAGCGGGAGCAAACATGTTCGGGATGGGACTGAGAAAGCTCTTAGGACTGAGGATATTGTTGGTGTGGTTCGGTCGATCCAATCTGCCGGCATCAACGTCATCGGAAATTATATCTTTGGCCTCCCGGATGACGATATGTCCTCTATGCAGGCAACCCTTGACCTCGCACTCGAATGCAACACAGAGTTCGCCAACTTCTATTCAGCCATGGCCTACCCCGGAAGCAAGCTCTACGACGATGCACTGAAGGGCGGCGCCGTTCTCCCCGCCACATGGTCGGGCTACAGCCAGCACAATGCCGACACTCGCCCGCTCGACACTGAGCACGTAGACGCGGCGACCGTTCTTCGCTTCCGCGACGATGCGTTCGTGACGTACTTCACCGATCCATCGTATCTTAGCATGATTGAACGTAAGTTCGGAGCGGAAACGCTCGCTCACGTACGCGACATGACGAAATTCCGATTGAAGCGCAAACTTCTGGAGACAGCGGATGCCTGAACACCTTTCCATGTCTGACGGACAGGACCTTGTTCTCGGTAGAGACCGTTCAAATGACGTGCATATCGGACGTAACGCGCGACGTTACTTACCGACGATCTCTGATCTTGTGGATCGCCTCACCATCGTTCAATTGAAGGCCATCTTCATTCCAGAACATCGTGAAGAGTACATCGCTGAACGTGCTCTAATAGAGCACGACATTGACGTGATCCTGGCGGAGTTGTTCGCGCGTGGTCAGCGGGTGACGGCGAGCGACATTCATGCGATAGCGATGATCATGCTCACGAACAGGTTCATATGGGAGAACGAATCGAAAGCTCGGGCGGGAGGCGATGAGCAGGACAAGCTCCTAAAGCTGACGCATAGCGTCAATGGTCAAAGGAACGCGGCCAAAAACCAGCTTGCGCGTCTTGATGGAGGGAGGAAGGACTTCAAAATCGACTGCTTCGCCGAGTCGCTTGTGGCCGATCATGGGAATTGGAACGTTTTCTCATGATCGCCGATCTACTCAACCGCCCCAAGGACATGACGCAACTTTCGTCCTTTTCGTTTCCAAACGCTAATCATCACGATCTCGTCGTGGCCGTCCTGCGTGCCCAGGGCAATGCCAATGTCAATCGCTACATCCTTGATCCAATCTCCGAAGCCGACATGAATAATTTCCTCATTCGGCACCAACAAAGCCATAACGAGATCAACGGCGTTCTCGGCGTTGCGGGGAACGACCTGTCGAGTCTCAACGTCAAAGACGTTAATAACTTCGAGTCATGGTTGCAGCTTCATTTTCAGGAACACTTTCAATGGCAGAGGCTAACAAACGTCCCATAACGCCGCTCGTATGGCGCATAACTGACAGCGACCTAGACACGATCTGTCCGTGGTTGCTTCCTGCTTTGCAGAAGCGGTGGCCGCGCCTCCATACGGACGGCATCAGCTATTGGTTCAAGTCCGCCATTGGTGACAGGCGGACGCTCTTCATACGTACAGCGAACGTCGTTGGCATGTGGCATTCGGCGAGCGATATCCTTGAGCCGGAGCCGATCATCGTCGAGAAGTTCGTTCGTTCGAGCGACAACGCCACGATGGAGGAGCAGGTATTACTCTACAAGTACGTGAAGGAATGGTCGCAGCAAATCCGAGCGAGAGAGTGTATATTTGGCTTGGACACGGACGTTGGCATGAGCACGAACGTTCAGCCGGCGTTGCAATCGTTCAAGACGCCGTGCCGAAAGAAGACGATCTACGTTCTTTCGTTTGAGGAGGCGTAACGTGGAACTCGACACCCGCCAAGCGAACGATGTGGCAGTGTTCTATCACGCTACAGGGCAATTGCCACCGGGCATCTCCCTTAGCGATCCGTCAGTCATGGAGGCGATGAACCGAGTACGTGGGCCGAAGGGGTCTGGAGTTAATCTTAACCCCGCTGGTGGCCTTGATCCTTGGATAAGGAACGATGTTTTGACTGGATTCGGTCAATCTACCAACCGAATCGATCCGGTCAGCGACATCATCATTCCCGCGGCTACCGCCGTTATCGGGGTGGCGACTGGGGGAAACTCTCTTTTCGGCGAAGCGGGTTTGGCGGCTGGCACAGCGGCCGGGCACGATCTTGGCGGAGCCCAGGGAGCGCAGATCGGTGGAATAACTGGTGGATTGGTGGGCGGAGCGGCTGGAGGCTCTCTGTCGGGTGTGGGGGCCGGCGCAACAACCAGCGACACCTTCGCTACGGAGGCCGGTAATGCTTCGGTTGGTGGCGCCTCTGGTTTAGAGGCTGGCGGAACGATCGGCCTTACCGGACCCGTTGAGGGTGGAGCGGCCGGCGCAGCGAGCGGCACCTCTACGGGATTCAATCCCACTACGGGCATCAGCGGAACGGGCGCCGCCCCGGCCACAAGTGGCGGGAGCGGTCCAGGCGCCTCGCTCGGCACCGATCCGTCAACGTCACAGACAATTGGCGGCGGTGCTACTGGAACAGCGACTACGCCCGGCGCTCCAGCGCTCGGTACAGGCGCGCAGGCGCCCATTGGAGGCGCTCCGCCCCTTTCTCAGATAGCGCAGGGCGCCCAGGATCTTTCCTCTGCCGCTCACCTTGCGGCTTCCGTCGATTCGCTAGTCAATCCAGCGCAACCGAGGTCCATGGCAGGAACGGGACCATCACTTACGGCAGGAACAACGCCTTCCGTTGAGCCTCCGATAGGGGGCGCTCAGCCAGCATCACAGATCGCGGCCTCTCAACCAGCCACAACGCCCGCCGCGGTGCCTACAGGGGCGTTTCAGAGCGCTTCGGATGACTTTCAAAGGAGCCAGGACAACGCGATTCGCGCTCAGTTCGCCAATTCAGGCATTTCTGGCTCTCCCATGGAGCAAAGAGCCATACAACAGGCGGATCAACAGGCAGCGCAACGCTCAACAGCGGTCCAAGAGGCCATGGCGTCGGCGGGAATCTCGGATCAGGGTGTGTTTTCGGCCCTTATGAGCAGCGGATTGCCTCCAGAGCAGTTTCAGAACGTCATCAGGCAATTGAAGGCGAGAGGCATCGTTTAATGCACCTGAATGGGCAGTTCTTCCCGATTCGTCGAGTAACGGTAGAGGATACGGCATGGCTGCATAAGGTGGGGGAGAAATGCTACCAAGACGGTACTTACGATGTCGAGACGGCGGAGGAGTGGATTAAAGTACTCATGAATAGCCCAAACCACCTTCTCTTACGGGGCGATAGAGCTTGGATAGTAGCATGGGTACAGTCCGCGCCCTATAGGCCATCGTTCAAGACGGGTCACTTTCTCATCGTGGCTTCGTTAGGTAATGCCATAAAGGAACTACGGACGATGACGGCCATTGTGATAGAATGGTCGAAGGAGATGGGCGCTTCGAGGGTGTATTGGGCCGCTATCAACGGGACGGACTTTGGCCCCATTGCCGAACCGTTTGGCGCTCTACCCGTTTCGCCTTCGTATATGCTGGAGTTAACATGAGCGATCAATCGGGCGATGTCGGCGGCGCCACGTCGTTTAACTCGCCGACCGGAGTCGCCGATCCATCGTCGTTCTCGTTCTCCCCTCCGGCCACGTCAGCGGGACCGACGTTCGGCGCCCCGCCATCGGCTATGGCGGCAGGAGGCGGCGCTGTCTCTGCACCATCGTTCTCCGCTCCATCCGCATCACCAGCCGGATTCGATCCTCAGACATCAGATATTGGCGGTCTTCGTGGGGGAGTCGGTTCTGACCCAATGGGGGCTCCCATGGCAGCGCCCTCTACCATGGGCGGGGGCTCTGGTGGCGGGGATGTCAGTGGGGGTGGTATGGGAGGGGGGT